GAAGAGGAGGAAGAATTAAGACAGGTATAAGTACAACTCAAATAGAAGTTGATGATACAGCATCTACTGATCTTGCTACTACAAATACTGCAAAACTATCAGTAATATTATCTGATGGAACCCTTGAGACAAAAGAGATTAGCGGTATATCAGGTGCTACTGTCACTGTTTCTTCTGCTTTTTCTTCTGTTCCACAGGCAAATAGTGTTTGGGTGATAGAAAATACAACATTAGAGCCTACAACATGGAGGGTAGTGAACGTACAGGAAGAAGAAAATCTTACATTTAGTATTACAGCAGCATCACATAATAGTGGCAAATATGCCTTTGTTGAGGATGGCACTCAATTACCAACAAAAAACTTTACTTTAATAACTAAAAAATTATCTGCACCAGAAAACTTAACTGCATCTGAATCTCTTGTTGTTATCAACAATAAAGCAGTGGCAAGATTATCAATATCCTTTGCTGCTGTTAAAGGTGCTATTGGTTATTATTTGCAATATAAATTTGAAAATGGAAACTTTATAAATCAACAGGTTAAAGGTACTGATGTTGATATAGATAATATTACCAATGGTAAGTTTGTTATCAGAGTATTTTCTATTAATGTAATAAATAAATTAAGTGAAAGACCTAATGAAATACAATTCACATCTGTTGGTAAAACTGCTTTACCTTCTGATGTGCAAAATTTAACAGTTGAAACTATATCAGATCAGTTAATGAGGCTACGTTTTGATAAATCCACTGATATTGATGTTTTACATGGTGGAAACGTAGTTGTCAGGCATAGTAATTTAACTGATGGAAGTGGTACGTTTACTAATTCTGTTGACTTATTACCAGCCTTGTCAGGTTCAGTCAGCGAAACAATCTTGCCTGCTATTGATGGTGAATATATTCTTAAGTTTAGAGATGATGGTGGAAGGTTAAGTTCTGGCGAAGCATCTGTTGTTGTTGTTAACCCCGATCCATTACCAAAATTACTTGTTTTTAACGATAGAGAAGACACAGATTCACCACCATTTGCAGGTACAAAAGTAGATTGCTTTTTTAGTGACGAAGTAAATGGTTTGGTTTTAGGGTCTACAGAGACATTAGATGATGTTGCAGATTTTGATTCTATTTCATCCTTTGATTTTCTTGGTGCTGTTGATACAACAGATGGAGGTACTTATGACTTCGCAAATATACTTGATCTTGGTGCGGTTCATCCTTTACGTTTAACAAGACATTTTGTTACTCAAGGTTTTTATCCTAATAATTTGTTAGATAGTAGATCAGGTAATATTGATACGTGGACTGATTTTGATGCAGCCACAGCATTTGATGTCAATGCGAAACTGTTAGTGGCAGTAACATCTGCTGCACCTTCTAATGGCTCTAGTTATCAAGATAGTGATTTTACAGGCAAGACTTTTAATACCTTTGCTAATGGAACTCATGTCGGTAGAGGATTTAAATTTAGATGTGAAATGTTAAGTTTTGACCCAGCACAGTCAATAGAAATAGATCAACTTGGATATAAAGCAGAACTAGATAGAAGAACAGAACAGAAAAGTAATATAAGTAGTGGTACAAGTGCATCTGGTCTTGCTGTGACTTTTGATAATACATTTTTCACAGGATCTAGTAGTACAAGTGTTAGTGCTGGTAGTCAACTTCCTAGTATTGGGATAACTGCTAATGATTTAGGTGGTACTGATAAATTCGAGTTAACTAATATTTCTGGAAGTGGTTTTACAATAAAATTTACTAATGCTGGGAACGCTGTACAAGATAAAACATTTAGTTATACTGCGGTAGGTTTTGGGCGTGGTAGTTAATTTTAAAGTAGGATATACTTAGATAAAAAAATTGGATTAGGAAATGGCACAACACGATTATGTTATAGATAACTCCACTGGAGCAAACGTCAGGTCTGATATTAATAATGTTCTTTTAGCAATCTCAAGTAATAATTCTGGATCATCTGCACCAAGTACAAACTACGCAAGTCAATTTTTTGCTAATACATCATCTAGCATGATGCAACTAAGAAATACGTCTAATAATGCTCATATAAATTTATTTAGTCTTGCTGGTGGACCCGCTTTTGCTGTTGATGGGACAATAAACTCTGTAAATATAGGTAAAGGTGCAAACTCTGTTGCTGGTAATACAGTTCTTGGAGAACTTGCTTTAGATGCTTCTGTTTCTGGTGGCAGTAATACTGCAATAGGAAAAAGTGCATTAACAACATTAACTTCTGGAACTAGAAATGTCGCGGTTGGAGAGGCTTCTGGAGATGCTATTACTACAGGAGATGATAATATTGCAATCGGTAATAATGCATTAGGAGCTACAACTACTGCAAATGGAAATGTTGGCATCGGAACAAGTGCTTTACTTGCAAGCACAACAGGAGGAAATACAGCAGTTGGTTATTTCGCATTAAAAACTCAATCTGGTACTGATTGCATAAGTAATACTGCAATCGGAAGAGAGGCTCTTGAACTTAATACAGAAGGTGCATTTAATACTGCGGTGGGTAGAGATGCTTTGGAAAACAACACTACGGCTGATAATAATACTGCTGTAGGGTATCTTGCCTTAAATCAAAACACAACTGGAACAGATAACGTAGCTGTAGGTTCTAATGCTTTAGATGCTAGTACCACCGCTAGTAATAATTGTGGAATAGGTAAAAACGCATTAGGAGCAAACACAACTGGAGCTAATAACGTAGCAGTAGGATCTTTAACTTTAGATGCAGCAACCACAGCTTCTAACAACACAGCAGTTGGACAAGGTGCTATGTCTGGAACTACCACAGGAGCAGACAATACAGCAGTTGGACTTAGTGCGTTGTACTCAAATACTACAGCTTCTAATAACACTGCTTTAGGTAGAAGTGCTTTATTTGCAAACACAACAGGGACAGAGAATACAGCCGTAGGGGCTATTGCTTTAGATGCAAATACCACAGCCGATAATAATACTGCCGTTGGTTATGCTGCTTTAACTTCTAATACAACTGGAGAAAAAAATACTGGAATAGGAGATAGAGCTTTAGTTCAAAACACAACAGGTAGTAATAATGTAGCTGTCGGACGGAATGCTTTAGTAACAAACACAACTGGTAATTTTAATGTTGCTGTTGGGTTAAGTAGTTTAAGTACATGTACAACTGGAACTGAAAACACTGCAATAGGAACACAAGGTCTATTGGATATTACAACTGGTAGTAATAATTCTGTAGTAGGATCTGCTGCTGGCTTACGTCTTACAACTGGCGATAATAATACACTTTTAGGCAGAAATGCAGGTACAGCAACTTCCCCTTCTGGAAATTTAACAACACAAGACAACCAAGTTTGTATAGGTAATAATGATATTACTAATGCTTTTATAAAAGTAGCTTTTACAGTTACTTCAGATGAAAGAGATAAGATTGAAGATGGTGTTGTTTCTCATGGTTTAGACTTTGTAAATCAACTAAAACCAAAATCATTCTGGTTTAGAAAAAATCGTGATTCTGACGAAAAAACAGGTAATAAGAGATATGGATTCTATGCTCAAGATATACTTGCTTTAGAAGGTTCTGATAGCGTAGTTATTGATAGTAAAGATTCTGATAATCTTAAATTTAAAGGAGATCAATTAATACCAATACTTGTAAATGCTATAAAAGAGTTATCCGCAAAAGTCACAGCCCTCGAAGCAGGGTAAACTGTAAAAAATTACTTTTTTGTTATGGAAGAAAAAACCGCAGATGAAATCGCAGCAATCTTTTCTGCTGCTGGTGATAGCGTAACTGTTATCGGTACTGCTCAAGCATCAGATGAAACTGATGATGATTTCAAAGCCAAAATTCAAAGAAATGTAGAGCATCTTGAAATTATCAAGGCTTACAAAAAAGTTGATGAAACAACATCTATCTGGACTTCTGAAGATTTTACTGCTATTGATGCAGCTATAACTGCTGGTAAAAAGCTTTATTAAATTATGAATTTACAGGAAAGATTACAACAGCTTGCTCAACAAAGAGAGCAGTTATGGATTGCTTTACACGAAACTAACGGAGCGATGAAGATTTTGGAACAGCAGATTCTTGAGACTCAAGCTGTACCCGAATCAAACCAGCCATTAGATAAAGCGGCATCAACCCAAGAACCAAAAATAGAGTCATCAAAGTCAAAGGCATAGCCAAAACTCTTAAAATTTCTCTTAACATAAAATGCTAGATCGTATAATAAAAATTATTTCTATTCTGTCATTTTTAATGTCAGTTTCAATGGCAGCTTTCGGATATGTAGCAATTCGCTATATGCAGAGTCCAGAATTTGAGAGGACATTAAAAAACAAGATCATGGGAAGTCTGGAGGATAAGTTACCAGATGTTATGGGAAAAAAGATACCAGATTTCACAGGGCCATCCATACAGCTACCAGAACCACCAAAGGTGAACAAACTTGGAAATCCCAAGAATTGAAATACCACAGATACAGATAAAAGAAATTTATATTCCCAGAACAAGAACATGGGAGCAATATCCAACAACTTTGGACATTATTGACAAACCAAAGCTTGATTATCCTGTTGTAAGTTATCCAACATTTGAGGCTTTACAATATCACCCTGACAAATTTATTCCAACAGACCCAGTAAAACAGCCAGAACAACCGCAACCAGATATACCACAGCCACCAGAATATAAGCCTCAAGTAAAAAAAGATAAAGAGTTTTTCATAAAATGTCCGTCTGAGGATAACATTCCAGTAGGAAGCTACCCCAACGACCTCAAGTTACAAGTGGTCATATCTCATTCTGTAAAAAATGGTAAGTGTTATGAAATCTACAGAGATTCAACCTTTATTGAGAAATGGATACCTAGCACTCCTATTCTTGTTAACACTTCAATTATTGCTGTTACTGCGGCTAGTTCACCCATCATAGCCAATTTGCTCAAGAACCTTATCAAGACAGCCATAAAGCGTTTGAGTAAATCTAAGGATAAATCAAAGGTACAAACATAAGCAAAGTAATCCAGAGGCCATTCACAGGCGATTCGGAGTGGAGCAAAATTACTTATTTAGCTCAATTTTGTGTGTATGAGGAATAACTTGGTTCATTTTAGGTTTGCTTACTATATCGGAGCAAAGATCGAAGTACTCAGATTCTGGAGAATATTCTGCCCCAATGACTCTAAGCTCATGGCAATTTTTCAATCTGGCCAATTCGTAGTTTAATCTGGCTGTCGATAATTGTTGCCGCATTATTTTTTCCTGAGTGGTCGCACTTTTGAGGCAAGCAGTTTGAAAACGCTTGTCGAGTGGGACAGATATTGTGGCTGCTATCCCAAAATTAAAAGAAGTGGCATCTTTGTTGCCGCTGTAGTTTTCTCTGTAGTAGAGAATTTCACCAGCATTTGTGAGGTTGCCATCTTCGTCTGTTGCTTCGTTGTAAACTGGCGTATGAAAAATGTAGTCTTGAGGCCGCTTTACTGCAACCGAAGTTGTGGCAAATGGGCTGATGGATAATGTAGCTCCAGAACATTGAATACCAGCACCATAACTGTTTTCTGTCATAGGGCCTGTCAAAACTTGGGTTGCAAAATTACTAACGCTTGATGATGTATTGCTTTGTGGATTCGCTATTGTGCTTTGATTTGCATAAGTGGGCAGACAAGAAAAAAGGGTTATCAGTTGGAAAATATAATAGTAGTATCTGTTACGACCTCTGAGGTCACTTGTCTTGTTATGTCGATTACTGATTCGAGAGAAGGGCCTTTGTAAAACTCCGAAAATTGAAACGCATTTCCTTGTGTGGTCTGCTGCCATTGAGGTTTCTGATTCATATTTAAGCCTGTCCATTCGTAGGTAGTTCCATTGATGGTTTCTGTCACTGTGGCATTTGGCATGGATATTGAATCACAGTTGCCGCATGAAATCCCAGATCCTGTGACCGAATAGGTATAACCA